TTTAGCAGATTATACAGTCACCTCTCAAATGAGGAAAAGTTATGAGGCAACAACAGCTACTGATTTTACTACAGCGAAAGTAGATGCTACAGGTAAAATAACAATATCGTTGACTGCAGTACAAACGGCTGCACTCAAATCAGGACGATATGTTTACGATATAGAGATAGCATCTTCATCGGAAACATTAAGAGTCTTAGAAGGATTAGTAACCGTAACACCTAATGTTACAAGAGCTTAGGAGATAATATGGCAACGACAGTAAACGCATCTAATACACCTATTAAAGTTTCAACTTCTATTGGTAGTACTAGAGTCGTTTCATCTACAACCACTCAATCACAAGTAGCGACGGCTACAGAATTAGGAGATCTCACAGGCATAGATGTTTCAGGAAAACAAAACGGATACACCTTAGTATATGATAGCGGCAGTGGTAATTGGCAAGCAAAACCGGCATCGGATGTTGCTTCATCGGTTACTTCTATTGACGGTGGCACATTTTAGTATGATATAAAGCTTTATATGATAATAAAAAATTTTACTAGGAGAAAATAAATGAGCACAACAATTCAAATTAAAAGGAGCACAGGGTCAGCAGCCCCAGGCGCTTCTGATTTGGTTGAAGGCGAATTAGCGTACGCAGAAGATAGATCCGGCGACGGAGCATCTGCTAAGTTATATATTTCTTCCATTGATTCCGGCAGTAGCGAGGTAATCCAAGCAATAGGTGGTAAATACTATACAGATTTACTAGATGGTGCTACCAATGCTAACACAGCTAGCAAACTCGTAAAAAGAGATGGCTCCGGGAACTTTAATGGTGGGACAATAACTGGAAGTACCTTAACAGACGGAACAGCAAGTATAGCATCTGGCGCTATTACAGGAGCAACAAATATAACAGCTTCTGGAACAGTACAGTTTGGTTCAATATCTGATGGTACAATAACAGCAACTGCATTTGTAGACGAAGACAATATGTCTTCAAACAGTGCAACGCTTATTCCCACACAACAATCAGTCAAAGCTTATGTTGACGCACAAGTAACAGCAAGTGATTTAGACGCAGCTGGTGATTCTGGAACAATAGATATAGATCTAGATTCAGAAACATTTACAGTAGCAGGTGGTACAGGTATTACAACTGCAGCATCTGGCACAACTATTACAGCAACTCTAGACGATACAGCAGTTTCAGCAGGTTCATACGGTTCTACAACAGCAGTTCCAGTAATTACTGTTGACGCACAGGGTCGTATTACAGCAGCTTCAACATCAGCAATCTCAACCTCATACACATTAGCAGCTGACTCAGGTTCTAATGATTCTGTAGCAGGTGGAGAAACAATAACATTTAGTGGTACAGCAAACGAGATTGAAACAACAGTTTCTAATAACGAAATTACAATCGGCTTACCAAACAATGTAACAATATCAGGTAACCTAACGGTTAGTGGTACAACCACAACTGTAGATTCCACAACTTTATCCGTAGCAGATCCATTGATCTCACTAGCAACAGGTAACAATTCATCTGACGCAGTGGACATTGGTCTATATGGTTTGTATGACACTTCAGGTTCAACAGACTTGTATGGTGGTTTATTCAGAGACGCTAATGACTCTGGTAAATGGAAGTTATTTAAAGACAACCAAGCAGCACCTACTACAACTGTAAACACAGGCGGAACAGGTTACGCAGTAGCTACATTAGTAGCAAACTTAGAATCATCTAGTGTAACAATTACAGGCGGTTCTATAACAGGTATTACTGATCTGGTAGTAGCAGACGGTGGTACAGGAGCAGGAACATTTACAAGTAAAGGTATTATTTACGGTAATGGAACAGGAGCTCTACAAGTAACAGCAGCAGGCACAGATGGACAAGTCCTACAAGCAGGCTCAGGCGGAACACCAGAGTTCGGTGGAATTGATGGTGGAACATATTAATAAATTTTAAGGATTTTGAAATGGATGAACAATTAATTAATGAATACATAAACAACTTGGCAAATCAGGTTAATACTCTGACCCAAGAAAATATTTTACTTAAGACTAGATTAGCTATTTTTGAGAAGAGAGAACAGGAAAAGGCTAAGGCTTCAGAAGAGTCTCAGCCTTCCTCACAAAAAGAGGAGACTCCTCCTCTCGTCTCTAAAGAGGAATAATAGATGGCAACGGTAATCAAGATCAAAAAATCCGAAACTTCTGGTAGTGCACCTACCACTTCGGATTTAGTTGCAGGTGAGGTAGCACTCAATACTGCGGATAAGATTGCCTATGTAAGAGACTCTAGCAATCAGATTATAAAGTTTGCAAACTTTACTGATGCAGATGAATCTTTAACATTCCCTACAGGAGATTGGGGAAGTGTAGCTTCTAGTTTAAGTACAGATGCTTTTGGACAACTTCTGGATAAAGAATATGATATGAATACAAGTATTAAATATCGTTTAGCAACAGAAGATATGGGTTCAGACTCATCAATATAAATAAGAATATAGGAGAGAATAATGCCAACACAGGTACAATTTAGAAGAGGGACAACTACACAAAACGAATCCTTCACGGGTGCTGTGGGTGAGCTTTCCGTAGATACTACGCTAGACACAATAAGAGTACACGACGGTTCCACAGCAGGTGGTATTAGACTCGCTAAGTTTTCTGAGATACAAGCAGGAGATATTACAGCAGTCGTAGCAGGTACAGGTTTATCAGGAGGAGCAACAAGCGGTAGTGCAACGGTTAACTTGTCTCACCTGGGTTTGGAAAGTTTATCAGATCCAAATGATGATCAAATAATTTTCTGGGACGACTCAGCAGGAGCAACAGCATTTTTAGATTTAGGCACAGGATTGTCTATATCAGGAACAACAATTTCTGTAGGAACCCTTAATCAGGATACTACAGGCAACGCAGCTACGGCAACAGCTTTAGAAACTGCAAGAACAATTCATGGTGTATCATTTGATGGTACAGCAAACATAGACTTATCCGAAGTAGTACAAGATACTGTCGGTGCTATGTTCTCAAGTAATACTGAGACAGGTATTACAGTTAGTTATGAAGATGGTGATGGTACTATTGATCTAGTGGTAGGAACACTTAACCAAAACACCACAGGTTCAGCAGCAACATTAACAACAGCAAGAACTATTAATGGTGTTAGTTTTGATGGTAGTGCTAATATAACAACATTAACAGCAGGAACTGGTGTATCAGTTTCAGGTACAGCAGTTTCAATAGGACAAGCAGTAGCAACATCAAGTAATGTTACATTTGCAGATCTAGCAGCAACAGGTAATGTAACTATTACAGGTAACCTAGATGTAAACGGAACAACTACAACATTAGATACTACAAACTCTACAATAGCAGATAGACTAATAGAGTTAGGAACAGGAACATCAGGAACACCAGCAAATGATATGGGTATTGTTCTTGAAAGAGGTTCTTCAGACAACGCATTTATAGGTTGGGACGAAAGTGCAGACAAGTTCCTAATGGGTACAGGCTCATTTACAGGAGCAAGCACAGGCGATCTTACAGTTACAACAGGAACACTTGTAGCAAACTTAGAAGGTAATGTTACAGGTAACTTAACAGGTAATGCAGATACAGCTACAGCACTTGCAACAGCAAGAACTTTATCGTTTACAGGAGATGTAACAGGTACAGGAGACTTTGACGGTTCAGGTAACTTAGCAACAGCATTAACAATTGCAGCTAATAGTGTTGCATTAGGCACAGACACTACAGGTAATTATATGGCACAGGTAAGTGGAGGAGATGGTATTACTGTTTCTCACTCACAGGGAGAAGGCTCAACAGCTACAATTACAGGTACAGCAATTTATGACGCATCAGGATCAAAACTTAACTAGGGGTAGAAAATGGCATTAGCTAGCAGACAAGATTTACAAGATTACGCCTTAAGAAGGCTAGGTCACCCTGTTATTGAAATAAATGTAGATGAAGGCCAACTATCAGATAGAATAGATGACGCTCTACAATTCTTTCAGGAGTATCACTTTGATGGTGTAGAAAAAACTTATGTAAAACACCAAATAACAGGCTCAAAGTTAAAACTAACTGCTAACCTAGCAAACAATTTTCAGAAAGCAGAAGTAATTACAGGTGGCACATCAGGAGCTACAGCAGTAGTAGATGGTGCTGACGATACAGCACAATTTATAATGTTGGAACAAACTAGAACAGGTACCTTTGTAGGTGGAGAAACTATTACAGGTGCTGAGTCAGGTGCAACAGCAACTACACACGGAACAGACACATATACAAAAGGCGATATTGAAAATGGATATTTGCCTATTAGTAATAATATACTAGGTATAACCAGAGTGTTTAACTTTGGAGGTGCAGCAACAAACAATACAAGGGACGGACAACTATTTGATCTAATGTACCAATTTAGAATGAATGATCTGTATAACCTAATGGGTGCAGACATGATTTACTATTCAGTCGTACAAACTCACTTAACTACATTAGAAAAACTATTAACAGGGGATAGACAAATCCGTTGGAATAGAAAAACAGATAGACTGTATATAGATACTGATTGGGATAAAACATTTAATGTTGGAGACTTTATTGTAGCAGAAGCTTATGCTATTGTAGATCCTGCTACATACACAGAAGTCTATGATGATATGTTCCTTAAAAAGTATGTAACTGCTTTATTTAAAAAACAATGGGGTGAAAATATTAAGAAATTTGCTGGAATACAAATGCCTGGAGGAGTAACATTAGATGGACAAACTATCTATCAAGAAGCAATTCAGGAGATACAGGCAATAGAACAGGAGATGCAACTTAAATACGAACTACCACCTCAATTTATGATAGGATAAACCCATGCCAACGAATAATTATTTTCAGAACGGCGGTGGTATTGGTACAACAAACGAACAACGCTTAATAGAAGATCTAATTATCGAGAGCCTTAAAATCTATGGCCACGATACTTTTTACTTACCTAGAACAATGGTAAATAAAGATACAATCTTTGATGAGGCACAACTTTCTTCCTTTACACAAGCATATCCTTTAGAAATGTACTTGGACAATGTCCAGGGTTTTGAAGGACAGGGAGATATATTCACAAGATTTGGTATGGAAGTTAGAGATCAAGCAACTTTCATACTAGCAAAAAGACGATGGGAGGACATGGTAACAAGACAAGGTCCTACCGTTTCTCGTAAAGCAAGACCTGTAGAAGGAGACTTAATTTATTTTAGTAAAACGAAATCAATGTTTGAAATTAAATATGTTGATTTCCAAAATCCTTTTTATCAGGCAGGACAAATATATGTATTTAGATTGGTATGTGAATTGTTCGAATACAGTTCAGAAGATATAGATACAGGCATATCAGAAATAGATGCTATAGAAACAAAATACTCTCAAGACATGTTGGAGTATCAGTTCAAACTAGAGTCAGGAGATTTACTGTTGAAAGAAGATACAGGCTCATTAATTACAGAAGCATATCAAACAACTGTATCTGAACCAATAGATAACGCAGACTTTGATAGCTTAATAACACTAGAAGGTATATTAGACTTTAGTGAATCTAATCCATTTGGTGAAATAGGAGGCTCGTAATGTTTAAGAATAAAGTCTTCTATCATCAACATGTAAGAAAAGCAATTATTGCCTTTGGAACTATATTCAATGATATAAACATTGAAAGAAAGAATAGTTCAGGTGCAGTTACACAAGCATTAAGAGTACCTTTAGCATACTCTACTAAACAAAAGTTTTTAACAAGGATTGCTAGGGTTGCAGATACAAGTACAAGAGGCGAGGTAGCAATTACATTGCCTAGAATGGGTTTTGAAATAGATGGATTGGGTTATGATCCTGCAAGAAAAGTAGCACCTATACAAAGGAACAGAGCAATTGGCACAGGAGATGATGCCAATCAACAAAGAACAGTATTCAGTTCGGCACCATGGAACATGAATTTATCCTTATATATATTTGCGAAGAATCAAAACGATGGATTAGCAATAATAGAACAGATACTTCCTTATTTTAATCCTGACTTTAATATAACAATAAACGATCTCCCAGAAGTGGGAATCAAAAGAGATATAAAAATAACTTTAGATAATGTTGGTTATGAAGATGAATATGAAGGCGAATTCGCTAGTAGACTAAGTGTAGTATGGACATTAAATTTTACAATGAGACTTAATTTTTACAGTCATGTTTCTAATGTAGAAACTATTAAGAAAGCGGTAGTAGACGCTTACAATGATCCTGAGCTAAACTTAATCAAGGACCCGAATCAAAGAGTACGAGCAACAGTACAGGTTAATCCTAATACTGCTACTCCAGCCGATACATATACATTCTTGGAGGAATTTGATGAAGCATTCGAAGACTAAAAATACTTTTGAGGAATTAGATAAGAGCTTTAATACAAAAGAAATAACAAAAGCTCTTGAAACAAACCTTAAAAAGACACAAGAAGAAAGACAACTCCCTGCAGTAGACATGTCCGAAGAGGATAAACAGGAGCTTGCAATAAAACAACAAGAAGAAGATTTACAGTATGCCAGAATGATGTTAAAACAGGCAGAGGCATACAATGCTGAGGCTATTGAAGGCATACTACACATAGCAAGGAACTCAGATCAACCTCGTGCATACGAAGTAGCAGGTGGTTTAATTAAAAATTTACAAGACAATGCTAAAGATATGTTAGATGTACATGAGAAACAAAAGAGAATAACAGCAGACGATCCTAAGGCAAGAAATATTAAAACACAAAATAATGTATTCGTAGGAAGTACAAAAGATTTATTAAAGGCTATAAAAGAAGACGATACTAAAACTATCGATATAGAACCAGATGCCACAACCTGAACAAACCTCATATCACGGTAATCCTAACCTTAAGCCGTTAGCATATCAACACGACTTTACAAAAGAAGAGATAAAAGAGTATGTTAAATGTAAAGAAGATCCAGTATATTTCATAGAAAACTATGTAAAAATTATTACACTTGACTCTGGTCTACAACCATTTAAATTATACGATTGCCAAAAAGAAAAAGTAGATGTAATAATGAATAACAGGCGTGTGGTTCTTATGGAAGGACGACAGCAAGGCAAAACAGTTACAGCAGCTGCGTGTATATTACATTATACTATATTTGAGGAAGACAAAACAGTAGCTATAATGGCTAATAAATCAGCAGCTGCAAGAGAAGTATTAAACAGATACCAAATAATGTATGAGAACTTACCTTTATGGATGCAACAAGGTGTTAGAGTGTGGAATAAGGGTGATGTAGAATTAGAAAATAATAGTAAAGTACTAACAGCAGCAACAACAGCAGCTGCCATCAGGGGTAAATCAGTAAACTGGTTGTACATTGATGAGGCAGCAATCATACCTAATAATGTAGCAGATGAATTCTTTACATCTGTTTATCCTACCATTTCTGCTGGTGAGACAACTAAAATTCTACTTACATCTACACCATTAGGTTACAATCACTTTTGGAAGTTCTGGAATGAGGCAGAGAAAAAAACAAATGGTTTTGAACACATGTTCATTCCTTACTATGAGATACCAGGAAGAGATGAAAAATGGTTGGAAGAGCAGAAACAACTCTTAGGTGAGGTTAAATTTAACCAAGAGGTTATGTGTGAGTTTCTTGGTTCTACAAATACTTTAATTAATTCTCAAACAATTGGTAGACTAAGTTCAAAGACACCAGAGTTTCAAAATAACGGATTAGATATATATGAGAACCCTGAAGAAGGACATTACTACGCAATAGCGTGTGATACTGCTAGAGGCATAGGTGGAGATTATTCTGCTTTTGTGGTAATAGATATTACAGATATGCCTTATAAAGTGGTTGCAAAGTATCGTAAAAACGATATTGCTCCTATGTTATACCCAGATGTAATAGGCAAAGTAGGTAGAGACTATAATAATGCCTTTATATTAGTAGAGGTTAATGATATAGGACAACAGGTTGCAGAAATACTGCACCAAGAAGTAGAATACGAAAACATTCTAAGTACGGTTACAGAACAACAGAGGCAATATGTAAGCCCTGGGTTTGGTAAAGCTACAAAGCATGGAGTAACTACTTCAAAGCAAGTAAAAAGACAAGGGTGTTTTACATTTAAGTCGTTACTTGAAGAACAAAAACTGTTGATATTTGATGAACATATAATACATGAAATATCAACTTTTATAGAGAAGGGCAATACATACCAAGCCGACGAAGGCTATCATGATGACTTGGTAATGTGTATGGTATTGTTTGGTTGGCTTACAAGTCAGAACTTCTTTAAAGATATGACAGATGTCAATGTTAGAGAAGGATTATATGGACAACAAATGGGAGAAATAGAAAGTAACTTAACTCCATTTATAAGAGTCGACGGACAAGAACCAGAAGTAGAAGTATTAGGTAATGATGTTTGGTTATTAGAAGACGAATATCACCCTCGAAGCTTACAGAAAAAATTGAAAGACCTGATAAACAGGTAATGTAAATACAAAAAATATATCGTATTTACAAAATTGAAGGTTAAAATATTGTCATGTATAAATAGTAGGATGATAATTAATAAACTTGTGTCATTCATAAGATAATATAAACCGAGGAGAAAAACATGGCATTTCAGCTATCACCAGGTGTTCTTGTTAAAGAAACAGACCTTACTAGCGTTATCCCTGCAGTCGCAACATCAGTTGGAGCGTTTGTAGGAGATTTAGCGTGGGGTCCGGCAGGCGAGATCACAACAATTAGTTCAGAGAACCAGCTCGTTGAGCGGTTCGGAGAGCCAAATGACACTACTGCAATAAGTTTTTTTAGTGCAGCGAGTTTCTTGGCTTATGGAAATAACCTTAAGGTAGTCAGAGCAATAGATGATACTACAGCAGTTAATGCTGTTGCATCAGGTTCAGCAACACTGATTAAAAATGCAGATGATTACAACGAAAACCATTCAACCGGTTCAGGTTCAAATGGTATGTGGGCAGCTAAATATCCTGGCGCTTTAGGTAATTCACTTAAAGTTGCACTAGCGGATTCTAGTAATTTTGATACTAACTCTGTAGCATCTGCTACTATTACAGCAGCAGGATCTGGTTATTCATCAGCTCCTACTTTGACATTTGCAGCGGCACCAGCAGGCGGAACTACTGCTACAGGTACAGCTACAGTAAGTGGCGGAGCAGTTACAGCAATCACTATTACTAATCCAGGTGAAGGATACACTTCAGCCCCAGCAATAACTTTCAGTGGCGGAGGCGGTTCTGGCGGAGCAGCTACAGCAGTCTTGTCTACTGAATGGACATATAATAACGAATTCGACAGAGCCCCTGGCACTTCTATTGGAGCAGCTAGAGTAAGTGGTTCAAATGATGAAGTTCATATTGTCGTAATTGATGAAGACGGATTGTTCTCAGGAACAATTGGTACAGTATTAGAAAGATTTGCAAATTGTTCTAAAGCATCTGATGTTAAAGGACTAGAAGGCGGATCTATTTTCTATAAAGATGTAGTAAATACCCAGTCTAAATATGTATATTGGACAGACCACCCAGCAAGTGATGCTACTTGGGGTGTTTCTGCTGCCAATCAAGCATTTACATCAGGGTTTACAACAGCAGAAGCAACTGTTTCATTAACAGGCGGTGTTTCTGATAGTCCTGACTCAGGAGATTTACAAACAGCATGGAGTTTGTTTGCAGACTCAGAGCAGATAGATGTAAACTTGTTAATAACAGGTGGCATCGGACTTACTGATCAAAAATATGTTCAAGACAACATTGCTAAAGTAAGAAAAGATTGCGTATCTTTCCACTCACCGCTATTTGCCTCATGCGTTAATAACGCAGGTTCAGAAGTAACAAGTATTACTACTGATAAAGGCTCACTAGCATCAACCAGTTACAGTTTCATGGATAGTAACTGGAAATATATGTACGATCGTTATAACGATGTGTACAGATGGGTTCCACTAAATGGAGACACAGCAGGTCTTTGTGTTGCAACAGACAACGCAAGGGATGCTTGGTTCTCACCAGCAGGATTTAACAGAGGTCAAATAAGAAACGCTGTTAAATTAGCTTGGAGTCCTAGTAAGGCTAACAGAGATGACTTATACAAAATTGGAGTCAACCCTGTAATAAACAGCCCAGGAAACGGTATTGTACTGTTCGGAGATAAAACTCTATTAGCAGCACCTAGTGCGTTTGATAGAATTAATGTTCGAAGATTGTTTATTGTTCTTGAAAAAGCAATATCTACAGCAGCTAAATTCCAGCTGTTTGAGTTCAACGATGCATTTACAAGAAATCAGTTTACATCGATAGTTAATCCTTTCTTAAGGAATGTTCAAGGTCGTAGAGGAATACACGACTTTAAAGTAGTATGTAATGAAAGCAACAACACAGATCAAGTTATTTCAACTAACTCTTTTGTTGCAGACATTTTCATTAAACCTAACAGGTCAATAAACTTTATTACATTAAACTTTATTGCTACTAGAACAGGCGTTAGCTTCGAAGAAATTGGTGGTTAACACTTATAAATAACTTAAAGAATTAGGAGAAAAAGATGGATGTAAATAAATTTAAGGCAGCACTAGCCCAAGGTGGCGCTCGTCCTAATCAGTTTAAAGTTACACTTGCATTTCCAAGTGTACCCGATGTTCCTAAAGTAGAGGAACAATTATTGATTAGTGGAGCAGCTTTGCCGGCTTCTACCGTTAACCCAGTTATTACACAATACAGGGGTAGGGAAGTGAAGTTTGCTGGCGAAAGAATTTTTGATCCTTGGACTATAACCGTAATTAACGATGCTAGTCAATCGTTAAGGCGTCCTTTCGAGAACTGGATGGAGTTGATTAACAATAAAGAAGATAATTCTGGTAACCTAAATTGGACAGAGTATCAGAAACAAATTATTGTTGAACACCTAGACAGAAACGACAAAGTATTACCAGGTGGTAAATACATATTAGAAGACGCGTTTCCTATTAATATGTCAGAAGTTGCATTACAATATGCACAGAACGACATAATTGAAGAATACACGGTTACATTCCAATATCAACATTATGAAGTATTTTAAGCAATAGTGCTTAACAGGTAAAAATTATGGATTTATTTGGGTTTGAAATAAAGCGGAAAGAGCCACAGAAGAACGATAAATCGTTCGTGGCTCCGTCCACAGACGATGCAATAGAAAGCATACGAGCCGGTGGGTATTACGGCACTTATCTAGACTTAGAAGGTGTCGCCCATACGGAAGCAGAGCTTGTAAAAAGGTATCGCGACATTGCCAATATGGCTGATGTAGATACCGCAGTAGAAGATATTATTAATGAATCTATTGCACAGTTAGAAAACGAATCGCCTGTGGAAATAAATCTCGACAATGTAGAATTGTCGTCTGCTATTCGTAAATCAATATCCAAAGAATTTGAAGAACTTAAAAATATGATGGACTTTAAAAGTAGAGCCCAGGATTATTTTAGAAGATGGTATATAGATGGCAAATTGTTTTTTCATAAAGTCATCGATATAGACAATCCTAAACAAGGGATTACAGATATTAGATATATCGATCCTAGGAAAATTAGGAAAGTGCGTGAAGTCAAGAAGGAAAAGAATCCTACTGGCGTAATGTTTGTTAAAGATGTAGAAGAGTTTTACATCTATAATGATAAAGGAGTAACTACAAAGCCAGGTGCTTATGTAGCTCCAGAGAACCAACAAGGTTTGAAGATAACAAAAGACGCCATAGCATACGCACCAAGTGGTTTGGTAGATCACGATAAGAATATTTCACTATCGTATCTACATAAGGCAATTAGGCCTGCAAACCAGCTTCGTATGATGGAGAATGCTGTTGTTATATATAGAATAACAAGAGCACCTGAAAGAAGGATATTTTATGTAGATGTTGGTAACTTGCCGAAGATGAAGGCAGAACAATATCTAAAAGACATAATGGATAGATATCGTAATAAATTAGTTTACGATGCTAACACAGGTGAAATTAGAGATGATAAGAAGTTCATGTCTATGTTGGAAGACTTCTGGTTACCTAGAAGGGAAGGCGGAACAGGAACAAGTATTGATACATTGCCAGCAGGTCAAAACCTAGGGCAGATTGAAGATGTAGAATATTTTCAGCGTAAATTGTATCAGTCATTAAACATTCCTGTATCGAGATTAGAACAACAGGCTGGATTAAACTTTGGTAGAGCAGCTGAGATAAATCGAGACGAGATGAAGTTTACAAAATTCATCATCAAGTTAAGAAGAAAGTTCTCGGTATTGTTAAGCGATCTTTTAAGAACGCAGCTCTTACTAAAAGGTGTTATAACAGAAGACGATTGGGATTCTATTAAAGATGATATAGAATACGAATTTGCTACTGATGCCTACTACACAGAATCTAAAGAACAAGAGATTTTACGAAGTAGGGTAGAAGTATTAAATGGTCTTGCTGCTTACATAGGAACATTTTTTAGTAAGCGTTACATTCAAAAGAATGTTTTAATGCTAACTGATGAGGAAATTGATACTATTGAAACTGAATTACTAAGTGAACCACAGTATCAAAGACAATATCAATGGAGTCCATTAAGTGCCGTTCAACAAGACGGACCTCAAGGACCCGAAGGACCGGCCGGCGAAGGAGTACCTGATCCAGGACAACCTGAACCCGGACCAGACCAATAAATATAATGATGGAGATATAAAAATATGTCAGAACAAGATAGAACAAAGGAAGTTACAGATTTAGTGAGCGATATACTAGCAGGTAATACTGCAGATGCTCAAGAAAAATTTAACGACCAAATGGCATCTAGAGCTAATGAAGTTTTAGATGACAATAGAGCAGGTATAGCAACTGATGTCTTTAATAAGCATAGTGTAGATCCTGACATGGAACCACAAGGTGTTAGTTTAGAAGACTCACTTGTGGATATAGATCAAACAACAGGCAGGCCCGTTGAGGAACCTGGAGAAGGAGAAACAAATGAAGACATTTAAAGATTTTAGAAACGGGACTATTACCGAAAGTCCTGTAGATGGTGTCTCTAAAGGCTCACTAGAAGGCGATAAGCACATGTGCGCTAGCAAAATTTTCAAAGAAGGTTTTGGTGAGGGAACACCTATTATTGGAGAACATGCAGAACCAGTTGATGGCGAAG